GCCCCAGAGTTTCCGCCAGACCCTCCATTACTTGGATTCTGAGCAGTTGGCGCACCGGCAGTGGCCCCTGTCGTTGTAGAGGATGCACCCCCGCCAGACCCGTTGGCAGTCACAGAATAAAATCCGGCGGCTGTTGTTCCCCCGGCAGTTCCGCCAGACGTTCCGGTTGAGTTATTTCCATTCGCACCCGTGAAAGTGATCGCGTTTGCACCAGCATTTGAAAGATCTAGGGTGTTGCAGCACAGAAAATAGTTACCTAGATTTAATGAACCGGCCCCAGAAATTGTTAGTGTATTGTAGAAAAGATTTTGAGTTGCAGTAAATGATCCAGTCAATGTTGAGTTCAAGTCGCTTCCATCACCAAAATTTGGAACAGTTTCATAATCCCATGATGGAACCCCAGAAAGGACTCTAAGCACCTGATTTGTTAGACCCACTCCAAGCCTTGAGGTCACGTTAGATGCGTTTCTATGAATCAAATCCCCGATTGTTGTCATCGGGTCATACATCATTGTACCGCTTGCATCTGGAATTGTTACAATTCTAGTACCTGTGTGGGCGGTAGAATCAAACGCACAGGCTGTCCCACTCGCAGCATTTTTCCATGCAAGACGGCCTGTTGCTCCAGAATAAACCCTAACTCCATTTGATGGCGCACTTGGAGTAGTTCCCTGGGCGGCATATTCTGTGTAGCCATTTCCAGAGCCGTCACTCATTACCAATGCCCCAGACATTGAGTCACCAGTCTTTGAAACTTTTCCAGTAATCAAAGCTGCAACGGCAGAGGCGAAATCGCTAATAGTTGAACTTGTCTGACTGCCGGTATGATTGGCTCTTTGAATAGCGTAGGCCTGAACCGCAGCATCTGCCGCAGCTTGAGCAACAGATACAGGCTTAGAAAGGTCTGAGGTATTGTCAACTGATCCGAGGCCAACATCTGCGCTGTTTAATGTAACCACTCCAGTTTTTCCAGCAACACTTTGAACAGGGGCGGCAGCGGCGGCACCACTCGCATCAACATAATTGCTTGGATTGCTCGCATTATACTTTAAAGCGAGACCAGATGATAAATCTGAGTCAGTCGCATATTGTGGGTGAGGGTCTAATGCCGCCACATGGGCCGCGTCTCCAATAGCCGCCCTTGCATCTGCCGCAGAGTCGAAGTCGCTAATTGTACTAGCAGCCTGACTGCCTGTATGGTTTGCTCTATTTTTTAAATTTGCATCGGTATCATTTGCCGTTGCTCCTGTTGCAACGGTTCCAAGTTTTGTGAAATCACTTGGGCTTAAAAATCCAGCAACAGATCCAGTGGCCACGGGATGTTCTGAAACTCCCCCAGCTCCCACATGGGAAATTGGTGCTTTCTCGGCATCTAATTCATAAATAGCGTCTTCGACATTTATTGATTCAATGTCCCCGGCAGGGACGAGCGGAGTATCCACAGCATTTTGAACCCCGCCAGGATTTTCAATATCTACTACTGGCCCACTTGGGCCCCGTTTTTTTAAATGCCCATCTGCTTGGTCAACAAATAATCTATAGGTGCCAGACCCACCCGATGGGGGTTGTGTTCCGTCTTCTAATTCTAAAAACCCTGCGTCAGCCATTAAGCACCTCTAATAGTTAATTTTCCCTGCGGCTCTATGACCACAGATCCGTCTTGTTTTATGCTCATGTTGCCAAGTATTGTAGGGCCTTCTGAGGTCCCACTTGTCCTAGCAATAGCAAGACAGGAATTTGGAATCAAAGTTATTCCAGACTCTCTTTGTATTGAAATAGATTTTTTTACCGTCGTACAGCTTAATTCGGTGGGTTCTGAACTTCCCCCGCCCCCTCCGCCTCCAATTCCAGCTCCGCCAAAAATAAAGGCATGGCTAGAAGTAGTCTTTGGAAGTTCAACTTCCTCAGTTGTCTTAGTTGTCCCGTCACTTAGAACAAGACTAAGGGATATTTTATTCTTCCCTTCTTTATTTACCCTGAACTCAGAAATTTCTGGGGCATCCTGACCGTCTTGCCCATCTTTTCCATCTTTTCCGGCAGGTCCCTGTGGACCCATTGGACCCCTTGGACCCCTTGGACCTATTTCTCCTCTTGGGCCAACCGGACCTTTTTCTCCTTGTGTTCCTTCTGAACCTCTTTGACCTCGTTGTCCCCGTGGACCACGCAAAGAAATTCTATCTTCTTCAGTAAGATCAGAAAATTTCAATTTCAGTGAATCAATCTCAGATTGGTCTAGATCTGAAAATTTTAATTTTAAATTATTGATTTCCTCTTCTGTTAGATCGGAAAATTTTAATCGGAGGCTTTCAAAGTATTCCTTGTGATCTTCAAATTTAAAGTCCCTTCCGGGACGACCTCTTTGGCCTCTTGGCCCTCTTATAGATTCCCTATCGTCATCCGACAGATCAGAAAAATGAACTTTGAACAGACTCCTATTTTCAGATAGAAACTCAGAAATAAGGGAATAGATATCACGAGAATGTTTTTCCCATGAAAATGATTCTCCGTCTTTTCCATCATTGCCATCTTTTCCATCCCTGCCTGGTTTACCTTCAGGCCCGACTAAAGACATTATCTCCTCTTCAGTAAGGTCCGAAAATTTCAGGGAGCTTTCTTTTATCAATTCTTTTATTTTAGCTGAATGGTCTTCCCATACAAACCCAGTTCCATCTTGTCCTGGGGGACCTTGAAATCCTCTTGGACCCCGATGGGAAGAAGATAGAGAGTTCTCAAGACACTCTCCTACCATTTTGGAAATTAACGCTAATAGTATTTCCTGTTTCATTATTTCCTAGTCAAAAAAGTAATTGCAGCCTTTGTAAGTTCTTGGCTATCTCCGTTTGTATCTTTGCTTGAACTATTTACCGGATCTTGCCCACCTTGGTTTTTTTCAATTTGGGAATCTATTAGTTCGTCTACTCTGTCCATTGGACTATAGTTATTTACAGCTAAGAAATATCTATCCCCTCCAGAGTATCCAGCCAGTCCTTCTCTTTCCCGGATCTGATTTGGAGTGATCGCTGCCGCTTGCATCATTTTACTGAAATAATTTGCTCTTGTAGTCATGTCTCCTCGGAAGACTTGATAAAGATCTAGTTCTGTATATTTCCCGCCAAACTGGTTGGAAAGTATTTTAGTATCCGCCTCAATTTCAAACTGTCTCGCCCAAGCATCCAATGTATCGGTAGCTACTTCAAGATTTGAGTTCTCTTGATTGTTGAATGTTGCCGCATCAGTATCAAAAAGTTTTGTTGGTGGAAGGCCTAAGAACCTAGCAATATCTAAAACAGAAAATTTTCTGCTTTCAAGAAACTGAAGAATATCGGGACTCATTGAAATTGGCTTATATTTAACGCCTTCTTCAAGAATTGCCACTCCTCCAGCTTTTCTTCCCTTATGGTTTTCATCCCAGGATTCTTTAATCTTTTTAAATGCTTCGTCCTGAAGTCTTCCCTCTACTTCTAGAACTCCGCTAGGAAGTCCTCCATTGGCAAAAAGAGAGCTTGCCATTTTGTCTCCGCCTAAAGAAATTCCCAGTGTATTGGCAGCATAGGCAATAAGTCCCTGTCCAACCAGGCCATCTTTTGTATGAAAATTTCTAATATGGAAAACATCATTTAGCGGAAGCCAGACATCTTGGCCATTTAGCGAGCCTCCGATAACCCTATAGACTAAAGTATTTTCCGGAGTCCTGTATAGTTCAACACTCTGACTTGGAATTGGCCAAAGGGATTTAGGTCTTCCAATAATATCTCTTTCAATTTCAGCAAAAGCATTTCCATGGTTTATTGCATTTTGGATCATGCAAAGCCTAAACATCATGGAGTTCATTTCAGGGTTTGGTCTAAGATTTAACATGTAATATATGTTATCGAAAACCTTCTCATTCTTTTCACTTTTTACATCCCAAGGAAGTTTTGCTATTTGGGAAGAAATATAAATAACTCCTCTATGGTATGCGGCCACTGCCATGGCGGAGTTTTCGTCAACAAAAGATCCGGCAGCTTGGGCGAAAGCCCTCCTGGGAGCTGCTACTTGGTCTCGTTTGTACTTAAGGGCGTTTTTTATTTTTTGCCACATATTTACCTACAAAAGTTGTTCTTGTTTTTTAGATTTCTTTTTCTTTACGGGGGAGTTATTTAGGCTATCTTCAGATTCGTGAGGGATCGCAATTCCCCTTCTTATCCATCTATATGCTTCATCTTTGCCGATATTTATAATTTCTCCGCGTCGGTATTTTACTGTTCCGTTGTAAATAGCATCGGAAACAAATAACAGAGTCTTTTCCATCTATCCCCTCGCCCAACAAAAATGGGGCTTTTATGCCCCATTTTTATATCCTATTTGGATCAAATCAAGTCCTTATAGAACTTCTGCATACGCTGGAGCAAGGCGACATTCGTAAGCAATCATAAGACCGCAAAGAATTTTAGCCGCGCCAGAATCAGCAACGTCTACGGAAATGTATGAATATCCGCCATCAGTATCTAACTGATCCGCAAGAACTTCTAGAACTAGAACTCCTTGTTGGGCAGCAAAATCTGAAGAAACATCATACAAAGCAGCCGCTACTGTTGGCTCAACCTTAGTGAAAGCAGTAGCAGCAGCTACTTTTTTGTAATAAGGATTGGCAACAGACAAGTTCTTAGATGAACCGCCAGAAGCCGCTGTATGTTGCTTAAGTGTGAATTGTACTGTCGCGCCTACTGAATCACCCATTGCAAGAACAATTGCCACTTTCGCAGCTTTGCCCATGTTCAATCGAGCGCCAGTGATGGCGGCAGTATCCATGTCTACTGGATCTGCAATCAGTTTAATTTGTTGTTTCTCTAAAAGCATTTTAAACTCCTAATTTTTTTAAGTTTAACTTAGGCGACCATTTGGCCGCCTGAGTATTTGTTTACTATCTGTCTTCCAATGTTACAAAACCTGACATTTGGAAAGCACCGTTCTCTGTAGATACTGGAGCTTTGAATGGGCAGTGACCAGCAATTCTCATGCTGAATCGGAAAGCCTGTTCTTGGCTCAAGAAATATACATGAGTTGATACATCAGCCTTGATACCTGCTGTTTTAACAACAGAGTAATACTTAGAAAGATCTACCAACATGATGTCTCCCTCATCGCCAAGGGCCTTAGTTCCAGCCATTAGAGATAAGATTGGTCGTCCATAAAGAGTTCCGAATGGCGCCTCTGCTACTCCAGATGGTGGCATGTAAACTGGGACTGGAGAAGCCGCAACACTGTCGAACTTCATCAGTCTAAGTTGTGGCAATACAGCCGGGTTACAGATCCACACCGATTTAGCGAAAGACTCTGGAAGGATTCGGCCAAGCATGTTGTTGATATTTTCAAACATGATTGTATCCGCCGCCTGTCCTGATTCTTTTGCTACTTTATACTTAAATGGTGAGTTCAACAAACCTTGCGGCATGCCCGCACCATTTCCGTGAAGGATAGCAGAGTTTACCTTATGCAACATTGCAGCAGGTGCTTCACTCTTAATCCAAGACTCTAAAGCTGGGGCGTCTTCGATCAATTCATCAGTAACTCGAACTAAAGCCGTAAGCTTATGAAGTCTCCAGTTTGACTCACCAAACTTAGGTTTAGAGTCAGTTAAAGTGCTTGCTTCACCTTCCCAGTATGCCTGAACGCCGGACCCATCCCATGCGTTAGTTTCATTTACTGGAAGAGAAAGATTGTTAGAAGAAGTTGTAAATTGCTTAGTTCTTGGAAGAAGAGATTCGTCTCCCATAACAACCTTCTGGATTTCTTGTCGGAAATCAGAAGGAATTAAATAAGCACCGTCTTCATTGCTTTTCTCTTGAGCGCCGGCATGGATGATAAGTTTCTTATCAACGATACCTTTAGACGCATTTTTAACGGCCAAGAAAAATTCTCCGGCTGTTGAGAAACCGCCTTTAGGGTCAAGGGCTTGTCGGTTTTGGCCAACCTCAATCTTAGCTGCTGGAGTTACAACCTTACGCTCAGAAGTTGTTGCCTTCTGTGTAAGTGCTGCAATGCGTTCAGCAGTCTCGATTTGCTTTTGAATTTTTTCAAATTCTTCAGAAAGAGCATTTACTTGCTCAACCTGTTCTTCTGTGTAGCTTCCCTCAACAGATTTTAATCCATCAAGAAGGCCGACAATTTCAGCAAGTCGTGCCTTTAATTGTTCCAAATTCATATTTGACTCCTATGTTAATTAAACAAGTTCTCAGGCCGCTGCGTTATCTACGAGCTAATGCGCTGTTAATCTTGGTTTTTAAATTATCAATTTCGCTTCTAACTTTATTGTCTTCTGTATTTCTTAACTTTGGTTTCTTAACAATCCATGGGGCTTTCTCAACAATAGAAGCTGCGATTGGAACAGTGTCTTCTACCTTTGAATCAACAAATCCTTGGTCAATGGCTTGTTCAGAATCCATCCAAGTTTCTTTTTCAAGAAGTGCTTTTATTTCTGCTCGAGATAGGCCTGTCTTTTTTGTATAGATAGAAACCATTTGTTCCTCTACATCCATTAGCCTATTGATAGAATTTTCTAGATCATTTCTGTTTCCTGCGGCCCATGTCCATGGAAGATGAACCATTACAAGGGCTCCTTCTCCTATGATAACTTCATCGCCAGCCAGCATGATTACAGAAGCAATTGATGCGGCAAGTCCATCAATGTAGACTTTCTTTTTTGCTTTATGTTGTTTGAGGACGTTGTAAATGGCAATTCCCTGAAATACATCGCCGCCAGGGGAATTGATTCTAACTGTAATTTCATTTACGGTTTTTGGAAGCTTTTTAATTTCTTCTAAAACTGTTTTAGCATCAATTCCTTCTTCAAAAAATCCTCCGCCAATTGCTCCATAAATAGCAATCTCTGCTTTTGTTTCGCTTTGACTTCTTATTTCGAAGGGCTGTTTGTATTTTTTAAAATCAAGAATTTTTGGCATGCCAAAACACCACCTATTTGAGTAGGGTATTGGCAAAAATATTGAATGTAAATCTTACAATTTATTGTTGTCGCATTGCGTTGGTTTTAACACTTTGTCTATGCGCTCGATGGCTTGTCTGGCTCTAGTTCCAAGTTCTACATCAGCATAATTCTCTTCGTTTAATTCATAGCAAACCAGCTCTGTTGAATAATTTCTACCCTCATCGACAATGCTGTAATTTAACTTTAGTGCATAAAATTGAAGGTCTTTTCTCGCCGCCGAAAGCTCTTGTCTGAGCTTCTGGTTTTCTGCTTTCAATTGCTCTAGGGCTGTGTATTCGATGACGTGGAGTAAGTTTGACTGCCACAACAACGGTCCTTGTCGTGGATGTTCTGGAAAAGCAACAGGCAAGTCGCCATCATGTGCGTCACTTAGGTCAATCCAAAACTCTCTTGGCGGCTTCTCATCAGCTTGTTTCATTTGTGTCCCCACTGTTCGGCCATGGCATCAGCAATTCCAGCAAAGGTTTTTGCGGTTATTAATCCGCCGCTATACTTTCCTTTTTGATTTTTATTTCTTGTGACATTGCTTCTTATGAGCGGGGTGTATTCTTTTATTAGTTTTGTTGGCCGCAAGGGGGGTAAATTTTTTAGCCACAAACAGGTGGCTTTACTATATGGGTGTCCAAACTGATACGGGTGTATTGTTTGGTCTGGATATTTCCATCTTTTATTCAACTGTCCGATAGGGTTTTCAATACATATTTTTTCTATTCTTGCATCTCTTAGCTTAAAAACAAAATCTGCGGCCTCATCGGCTAGTTTTTGCCTTTTCTCGCACTTCCACCACCGAGCTCCGGCCCTACTTAGATATGTGCATGGTGGGTGCGCTATCATTAAATCCCATCCTTCGCTCAACACTTTAATAACGTCTCCCTGAATGTGGTTCCCGATTTTCTCTGAGGGTAATAAATCGCAGGACCAAGCATCATGCCCAAGTCTCGTAAACGCATCTCTAACTACACCTGAAAACTCACAAGCGACTAAAACTTTCATTTCATTCCCCCTAGCGGCTTTCGGGCTAAGGTGTGGAATGTCACAAAGGGGTCTCAACTAAATTATTTATACCAGTCTGCTGCCACTGGCCCTAGGTTCCCACTCACCACAGCCCGATTGCCAAATATTCAATCTAATCTTCTAAACATAACCCAATATGTCTGCGACCTGGGACCATCTTTAGTCAAATGACCGAACAATGGTTCCCAGTTTGGCATTAACTCAAAAACTCTTTTTAGAGATATATCATGCGTATTCCATTTGAATGCCATAAGACCATTTTTCTTAGTCACCCTATAAGCTTCTTTTGATGTCTTTTCCAGGGTTTCAAGAATTTCTGCCGTAGTATGATACCCATAAACCTTGCTCATGTTTGAATTTGGCCCACAATTCATGTGCGGTGGGTCCCAACAAACCAAGTCAAAATCTGTCCCAACGGATCCGGGAATGTAATTTGTATTACAAACAATCGTCGGATTCACCTCTGGTCTTTTATCTAGATAAATAGCCATAGGATGATTTTTATTGTACCAAATAGCGCGGTTTCCAGCCGAAAGGTCTAATATTTTCACTAAAACACCCTCGGAGTGTTTGGATTGCCTGGCTTTGTACTTATGATCCCACAAGTCTCAGGAGACTTATCCGACTCAACCATTTGAGTTACGTTCACACCACCGCTGACATATGTAATGTTGTAACTAGCAGTTACAGCAAAGCAATTATACTTGTTAGCAAGCGAAGGGTTGCTCATTAAAAGTTGTCTATACTCCCCAGTTGTCAGATCTTTAATCGCCGCTGGATTAGAAATCACAATTGGATTTATGGTTGCTCCACTTGCACCATAATAGATCGTAAACGCATCAGCAACGTGAGTCTGTGGAGGTGATTGCGTGTCAAGACCTGAGTGCATCCAGCCAAGGCGTTGACCTGTTACCGCTTGAGCACAAGCAAGATATCCCCAAGTTAGTGTAGTTATTAAAATTAGTTTTTTCATTTTGTTGTTTTCTCCTTTGAATAAAATTAGTTAGACCGCGACCCCGACCGCGACCGCGACCACGACCACGACCACGACCCCGACCACGACCCCGACCGCGACCACGACCCCGACCGCGACCCCGACCGCGACCCCGACCACGACCCCGACCATCCTTCTCTTAATTGACAAACGTTCATATTATTTTTGCTTTCTAATTACAGATGGAATTTCAGTGGCATCTAAAAGTGATCCTCTATTTATTATTACTGGTTTTGGATATGGCTCAGCCTCTTTATGCGCTCCAGTTTCAACAAAACTTGCCCATCTTTCTGTTTCAGGAATCCATGCCACTTCATCAAATAAAAATTCTTGATTACTAACAGCCTTTAACCTGCCTGTGTAAATCATTGTAACCGTTCTAACGGCATAGACTTTTCCTATCTCTAGGAATGATTCACCCGTTGAGTCTTTTTCCTCACCAACTAATGATGCTAGTTTTAAAAGTGTTTCCAATTTGCTCATTTCATTATCCTTCTGCCTTTCGGCGGTTTAGTTGTTCAATCAATGCGTCTGCGTATTTAACCGCATCAATACTTAAACCATCTGGCCCTTGTATTGTTAACTCGTTTGAAATCAATCCCTGCATAGCCATCGCTGCGAAATATTCGCGCTTGGTTAGGCCTGACTCTGTTGTTCGCCCAATCTCATTACCATCAGAATCGTGAATAATTCTTTCTGCCGGAAATGCTACATCATTTGCTTTAGTTTCCATTTCCATCCCACTTCTCGGTGTTTTTGTTGAGCGCGGCGTCTATGCGCTGGATTGCTTCTCTTGCTAAAACTGTTTCTGGATATTCTTTTTTTAGGATTTCTGTGTGGCCTCCATATGATTCTCCTAAGACTGAATAACCACCTTTTATCTGGTCAAGAACGTCCCTAGCCGCCACAAGTTCAGATCTAAGCCGCTCGATTTCTTGCTGCATGATTTCGGCGCATGAACCAGCAACATTTACCTCAGTTATCTGTAACAGGTTACTGGTCGTTGCTGAATTATCTTTTACAAATGTTTCAGCATCTTCCTTTTTAGCAAAAATAAGTGAAAATACTTTGTTATGCACTTGGTAAATCTTTGTCATGTATCGCTGTTTTTCCAAGTCAGTCATTCAATCCCCAATTCATTTAACTTTTTACTTAGGTCCATTGCAGCAGTTTGCCACTGAAACGCCATTTTCTTTAGACTCTCAATTTCAATAACAGCCTTATCATAATCATCCTTTCGCACTAACCTAACTTCAGTCTCTTTGGTCTTTTCCGATTGAGAAACGTACCAACTGCCGCCAGGTCTTCGTCTTAAAATCCATTCCTTATTCATAGGAACCGTATCCCTCTTTCATTGTAAACAGAAACTTTATTCTCCTGTTGCATCCATACCGCAAGGGCCATTATCAAGGC